GGGAAGAACCACGGGTCACCGAAGCTCAATCCGAATTGGGTGGAGCAGTTGATGGGCTTACCCATCGGGTGGACAGACTTAGGCTCCTGGGGAATGGAGTCGTCCCACAAACCGCAGAAATAGCGTGGAGAACTTTATGGCAAAGACTTTAACAGAAATGAAACATATCAAAATGCAAAAGAAATTAAAACAGCCTCTTTATTTTAAAGAGTATCAGACAAATCCACAGGGGCATCGCACGCCTGTGTTTAGCACCATAGCGCCAAAGCGTTCAAGTTTACCGGGTGCTAGGAAGAAAGTTAAATGAATTTAAGAGCAGTCCTTCCTGTGGGCTTAACGGCGCTAGGAAAACAAGGATACCTCCGCGACACTCGGCGGGGAAGGATTGCTCTGCATTTAGTATGAGAATTACAATAGAGACAGACGATAAGCAGACCGTCACGATTGAGCGCAAGGGATACATACAGGTGCATGATTACATCGAGGTATTCAAGGGTGCGTTGGTGGCTATAGGGTTCCATCCAAGGTTATTGGATGAGCATTTAAATGAGGGTGAATGGTATGAGGAAAGTGATACTACTGATAGCATTACTCATTAGCGGTTGTGCAAAAGACCCGCACCCCGAACATATTCCTGGTGTGAGTTGCCCGAAGCCCGGTCATGGGAAATGTCCTTTTGGATGCGATGGATGACATGGATTATCTATATGGCACACTTCTTAGCACGGAAGAGATCAACCGTGGATGGCGAAGGTTTTGGTCGAATTGCGAGTTACGCTACCGCGAGGGTGAGCGAGATCCCGATTGTCCCGCCAATACCTGGAGGACGGATATTCAGCGAAAGATGCCCAAGGCACGAACGGAATTAGATTTTAAAAATGAACGCAAAAAGAAAATTAATACATGAATTAAAGAATACTTTCCATAGGTGGGAAGAGGAGAGTGATTTGTTCGATGATAGTATTATCGATGCGTGCAAGAAGGCATTACGGGAATACTACGATGAGCAGGTGATCTCTTTTGATAGTGATATCGAGTTGGTGGAAGACGAGGAAGAAGAGGAGGAATGAATGTGTACAAACCAACGGGGGAGAAGGTGGAAGGTTGGCCCCAATGGGTGGGTCGTTTATCCGAGGATAATCTCGAACTGAAGAAGAAGGTGGAGCAGTTGGAGAGGGAGAATGCGGAACTTAAGAAGAGATGCTGTGATTTATTTAGCGAGGTAATCGAGGCAAAGGCGAGTCATGCAAAGTGAAAGTACCACCGGGATGGAATCCGATTTTTTGGAAAAAGTATGGGCGAGCAATACCACTATCCGTACAAAACTTACCACGACCCGACTTGAAAAGCCTGGGTCCCCCACCATCGAAATTCGACCAAGAGACATTGGAACGGATACGGAAGGCTTCTGTGTCGGAGAAGCGCAAATCCCGGTCCAAACGCTCAAAGAAGCGATAGTGGTGGGTATGGAGATACAGGCGAGGGCATGAGACCCAAGTACGAGACACAGGCAGACCTCGATAATGAGAAGGAGGTATGTGGATTTCTGAGCAAGGTATGGGATTGTGTGTTCCATAAGCTTAATCCGATTAAGTACAAGGTGGATTTCCTCATTGAGAAGGGCGATCACTACGGATGGGCGGAGTTAAAGTGTTTAAATATTAATTATGGGCAGTTCCCGTTTATGATTAGCTACAAGAAGATCGAGGCGGCAAAGCAGTTATACGAGACAAGCGGTAAGAAGTTCACTCTGATTTTCAGATGCAAGGATGCATTATGTTTTCACACATGGGATTTCAGTAAGGATTATAAGTTTGAACTAGGAGGCAGGACGCGAGCAACCCGCGATCCCCAGGATATAGAACCAATCTTCCGTATAGACCCAAAGGATTGCACGATAGTGGAGGGGTATGCCTAAGATAAGAATAACACAACTAGACGGATCGCTTCCTAATATTGCTTTAATGAAGTTGTCTCATTGGCATAAAGCACAAGGCGATGATGTGTTTTTTAGTAAATCATGGGAGCGTGAGTTGTTTGAACCTGAATATGATATTGTTTATGGTTCTGCTATATTCCAATGGACTAAGCCTAAACTAGAGAGATTTTTACAGGAATTTCCACAAGCTATTGTTGGAGGTACAGGCACTAAATCGACAATGACTATTGAGGATATAACAGGTGGTCCTTATGAATACTTTGATTACTCGATATATCCTAAGTTCAAACATAGTATAGGCTTTAGTCAGAGAGGTTGCCGCCTAGCGTGTAAATTTTGTGTTGTACCGGGAAAGGAGGGTAAAAATCGAGATAACGGACCTATACATCAAATATGGCGAGGAGATCCTCACCCCAAAGAAATCATTTTATTAGACAACGACTTTTTCGGGCAACCTGATTGGCAACAGAAAGCAGACGAGATACTAGAGGGTGGCTTTAAAATAAATATAAATCAAGGGATGAACGCTAGGCTAATACACAAAGAAGGTGCAAAAGCTCTTAAAGATATGCAGTTTTTTGAAGCTAAATTTAAATATAGAAGATTGCATACTGCATGGGATAATCCGAAGGACGAGAAAAGATTCTTTAATGGTTTAGATATTCTTTTAGATGCAGGCATAAAGCCAAGAGAGATTATGGTTTATATGCTAATAGGTTATTGGCCCGGAGAAACAATGGATGATATTCTTTGGAGATTTAATAAGTTAAATGACGCAGGAGTACTGCCTTACCCAATGGTTTATGATCGTGATAAGCCTGAGTTAAAAAAATTTCAGAGATGGGTTAACCGCAGATATTACCAATTTGTGCCTTGGGAAAAATATGATTCATCTATGCGATCTAAACCAAGGGAGGATCAAATGCAGTTATGCCTAAGATAACCTACGCAGATGAGGTAGATGCTCACTTTGGTATTCCGTGGATACCTGATCTGAAGTATGAGAAGGGCGAGCTTGCGTGTGCATTATCGAGTGAGGAGATCGATGCCTTACCGCAGGAGCGCGCAGAGACTTTGTCCCGTTTGATATTGGACCAACCGGAGTCGGAGAAGGAAGATCCCATTCAATGGGGATGGACTCTTCCCGGTTGGAGGCGGGTGATGGATAATTGGAAGGATACGAAGATCCATGTGGTCCTCGGCGGTAATCGGAGTTCCAAGACAACTTTCGCGTCCCGTCTGCTTGTGCATATGGCACAGACTATCCCGGAAGCTGAGATTCGTTCTTTGCATGTATCGGAGGAGCGAAGTATTTCGGATGCCCAAAGGTACATATGGGAAGCACTTCCCATGAGGTACAAACGGGCAAAGAAGAAGAGCGAGAATCATTCCTTGCAGTATACACAGAAGAATGGATTTAACTCCGCCAAAGCGATCCTACCACCAACCACACCAGGTGCGGAACGGGGAAGTACAATATCTTTTAATAACTACAGGCAGTATCAGGCAGACCCTCAGATATTCGAGGGATGGTCAGCACATTGTATCCATATGGATGAGGAGGCACCTGAGAGTATCTTTGAAACATTGGTAGGAGGTAGAACGGTGGATTACCACGGACGGGTGCTGTTAACCTTCACCACATTGCAGGGGTGGACCCCATTGATTAATAGTCTGTTGAAAGGAGCGGAGACTGTGGAGTCGCGATACAGCGAATTGATGGGGCGTGAGTTACCGGTAGAGCAGATATCCACCAATTGGCCTGATTGTCGAATTTATTATTTTTGGTCAGAAATGTCCCCGTTTGTTGATTATAACGAACTCATCCGAACCTACTCCAAGCAACCACAAGAGGTAAAACTCGCTCGCCTATATGGCATCCCTAGCAAGGCGATGGAGGGGAGATTCCCTAAGTTCAACCGCGACACCAATGTCGTCCCCCATGAACGAATCCCCTTCATCGCCGATCCTACGGTACGGACTACCCGGTACTTCGTGTGCGATCCCGGTGGGAGTAAACCGTGGGTGGCGATATGGGCGGCAGTCCTGGAGGATGGTACGATCTATGTGTACCGCGAGTTCCCTGATTCCTCGATGGGCCAATGGGCATTGCCACATGTGAATGGGTTGGGCAAGAGCGTGGGTAAACCGGGTCCTGCACAGCGTCCGCTTGGATTTGGATATGCCGCATATAAAGAGCATTTCGAGGCACTAGAGGAAGGCGAGGATATCTTTGAGCGAATTGTTGACCCCCGTATGGGAGCCGCCACGGTGCGCGAAAAGGAGGGGGAGAGTAATATAATTAACACGATGGCGAACCTTGACTTTGTTATGCGACCTGCACCGGGCGTGGAAGTGGAGGCGGGTATTGCGAAGATCAACGATGCCCTGGCATGGGATGATACGGAGCCGATGTCGGAGAAGAATAAGCCGAAACTCTTTGTGTCTGACAGGTGTGATAACTTTATTACCTCGATGCTTGAATATACGGGCAGTTCCCGTCAGGAGCATTTTAAGGACTTTGTTGATACTATCAGATACCTAATGGTCAGCGGACCTGACTATGTGGGTGGTGGAAGCCTTATGTGTACAGGTGGTGGAGGATATTGACTTGCCATGTCAACTACAAAAGGTTACATTATGCTACGCATATGCAGTCTGCCGCCGATCCCGAACTTTTATATGTCAGTAAGGAGCCTGATGTTGACTATCTTGCGGAAACTTATCGCAGGACTCAGTCGGAGTTGGGCGAATGGTTAGACCGTAGACAAAGAGATTACGATGTAAGGAACTGCTTATGGGCAGGGAAGTCAGATGATTTCAAAAAGCACTCCCACCTAAGTTCCACCGGAGATGTATTTCCGTGGGATGGGGCATCTGATCAGGAAATCCGCATGGTGGATAATCAGATAAATAAGTGCGTGGCGATGTCCACCAATGCGGTAAGATCCGCACATATCGTGGCTACCCCTGTGGAATCAGGTGATATCGAGCGTGCAAATGTGATATCGATGTTCCTGCGATGGTTAATGAACTCCAAGATGGAGGAGTTTTACGATCAATTGGAACTCGGACTTAACCACTTTTTCGAGAAGGGCCTGATGGTCCATTATGTTTATTGGGACTCCAAGGAACTTAAACAGCAACAAACCATCCGCCTGGATGAGATCGCACAGGTACTTCCACAGATCGCACAAGCGATCCAGGATGGCAGTATGGATGAGGAATTATCATCCGCACTAAAAGATCAATTTAAAGTATCCAAGGCCAAAGCAAAAGCGATGCTCCGCGAGCTTCGCAAGGATGGCACAACCACAGTCCCTATTACCCGCCAGGTTGTAAACCGACCACGCATCAAAGCGTTGGCACCGGATGAGGATGTTATTTGGCCCAACTATACAATCGATCCACAGGAGGCACCATACTGCTTCCATGTATTGCACATGACTCCGGAGCAGTTGGAGTCAAAGATGAGTACGGAAGGGTGGGATGCAGATTTTGTGGAAAGAGCAAAAGACCTAGCCAAGCATACACAGGCGGATAATAGTTTGTATAACATCAGGCAGGAAGATGCGGTCATTCGTGATGATGATGAGACTATTAGAATAGTGTACTGTTATCAAAGACTGCTCGATGAGGATGGAGTTCCCGGTATCTACTGCACAATCTTTCATCCCGATATTCCTGAGTTGTATGCCAAGCATGAACTTATGGATTACGCTCATGGTAAGTATCCATTCGTGGTTACTAAATATGAGAATGTAAGCAAAAGACTTTATTCCTCCCGCTCAATCCCTGAAGTCGGAGAACCTTTACAGCAGGTAGCGAAGATTGAGAGTGATGCATTAGTTGATCGTCAATCATTAGCCACTTTACCACCTTTGGAACATCCGCTTGGAAGACCTCCAAGTAAGTATGGTCCTGGAGTTCGTATCCCTTATCGTACACCTGGCGAGATCCGTTGGGCAAACACACCTCCATTTGATGGCGGTAATGTGGAAGTCCGTAGATATATACAGGAATTATTTGACCGCTATATGGGAAATAATGCCCCAGGGGTTGATCCTGTGGAAGCACAGAACAAACAGCAGGCCACGATCAATAAGGTATTTAATCACCTGAAGTATGTGATCGACCAAGTATGGACTCTGTATCAGCAGTACGGACCCGATGCAGAGTTTTTCCGCGTCACCGGAATGCAGGACATACAGAAGTTTAATAAGGGCAGACCCGGAGAAAGATTCGACTTTTACTTGCAGTTTGATGTGGCGACACAAGATCCCGCACAAATGCTTGAGCGCGTAAAAGCGATTGCCGAGCTTGCCCCTGCACTCGACAGATCAGGCACATTGGATACCGAGAAGATGTTACAGATCGCAGTAGGGCAGATCATGCCTGGTGCATCCGAGAAGATCATGATCCCCAAGGAGACAGCATCGCAGAAAGCGGTGGATGAGGAGAGGCAGACAATTGCTGAGTTAGTGGCAGGAGTACCTCCCAATGTTCGTCCGCAGGATTCGCATGAGATGAAGATGCAAGTATTTCAACAATGGTTATCACAGCCTGATATTCAACAGAAGGCACAACAAGATCCGGCTTTACAGGAGCGTATTCAGACATATATGCAACAGCGTCAGATGCAGATTCAGCAGAAACAAAATGCTGAAATTGGCAGACTCGGTGCGGCTCCCACACAATTCGGACAAACCGCTCAGACAGAAGCGGCATAGAAAGGGACATATATTATGCCAATGGTAGGTAAGAAAAAATTCGGTTACGGCACAAAAGGTAAAGCGGCGGCTAAAGCTTATGCGAAGAAGACCGGAAAGAAGATGGTCAAAAAGCGTGGCAAGCGGTAGACCAACTAAAGTAAATTCGCCAAGACGAATCCGCAAAGGTGAGCCTGGCTACGGTAAAAAGAAGTTTGTAGTCTTAGCATCTGAGGGCGGTAAGAAGAAAACTATCCGTTTTGGAGATGCTAATCTTAGTATTAAGAAAAATAACCCTGCTCGCAAAAAGAGTTATTGTGCAAGGAGTGGTGGCATCAAAGGGAAAAGTACTAAATTAAGTGCTAATTATTGGTCACGGAAAATGTGGAACTGCTAGATGCCAAAGGACGCATGTTATAAGAAAGTAAAAGCACGGGTAAAAGTATTCCCATCTGCCCGTGCGTCCCAACAGATTGCGAAGTGCCGAAAAGCAAAAGGCCAGGTAAAGAAGTCCGCCAAAGGTGCATCCCTCAAAAGATGGAAGGATGAGAAATGGAAGGATACCCGTAGCGGTAAACCATGCGGACAGGGAGGCAAGAATGAATATTGTCGCCCCACCAAAAGAGTTTCCAAGAAAACCCCAAAAACAAAAAGCGAAATGTCCAAGAGTCAGCTAGCCCGCAAGAAAGCGGAAAAGCGTAAAGTGGGTATGGGCAGGCGCGTAAAACCCGTCAGAAGAAAAGCATGAGATGTCTCATTTGCAGAAGGAAATCTATTGGATTGTACTGCTTGCGATGTTCTTCATCGAACGAGATGTCATCCTAGACACCATGTTTGCGATTCTGAACCTAGTCTACGAGAACTATAAATGAAAACAAATCACGAAATAGACCATGAAGATGCGATTAGAGCGCTGTCCACTCTCCGGAACGACCCCAACTTCAAAAGATATATTGAAATGCGTGAAAGTATGCGTGAAGAAACTATCCGGGCGTTGCAGACTCCTGAGAACATTGCAGACACAAACAGACACTTTTACATCACAGGGAAGCTCGAAGCGATAGACGAGGAATTGGACACTTTCTACAAGCTTTAGCTCGTTCCCAATCGTGACTTGCCCTCTGCGCTAGGGGTGGCGCAGGGGGTTTTTTATTGCCATTGTCAAGACAATATACTACATTTTGCTACACTAGGCTACAGCCTTGATAATTATGGAAACATTAACCGAAGAGGTTGTCTCGGAGTCCTCTCAAAATTCCGTGGAAACAGAAACGAAAGCAGACGGTAATGTCTCAATGGCAGAATTTGCGGATCAGTTACTGAAGCGCAAAGAAGCTAACGAAACAGAACCGGAAGCTACCACCGAAGAGACGGACGAACCCGCTGAAGAATCTGCGGAGCCTACGGAAGTCGCTGAGGAAATTACCGCCGAAGAAACGGATGACAATACGCTGTCCCCACAACCTTCGGAAAATGTTCTTTCAAAGTACGGAATCGACCTGGACAACTTGTCCGAAGAGGAAAGTCGCGAACTCGCAAAATCGCTGAACGCATCTGCGGTTAAACGGTTTGGCAGACTTACCGCTCAGAAAAAAGCACTACTAGCGGAAAACGCTGAACTGCAAGCGCAAGCCGAGCAGGCACAGCAAACGCAAAATACTGAAACTCCTGGGTTCCTCAAGGACAACGCTCTACACAATGTGGCTGATGAGCAGGCACTCATGAAAGAAGTCGAAAACCTCAACACTCTAATCGAGTGGGCAGAGGATGGGATGGAAAACGAGACCCAATATGACGATGACGGAAATGAGTATGTCCTCAAGGATGGCGACAAAACCTACACCAAGGCCGATCTGCGGAGAATAAAATCCAACGCGAATAAAATTATACGCAAGGATGCCCCCGCAAGACAGGCATGGATCAAGGAGCGTCAGGCATCTGATCAGCAGGCATTGCAAACATTCGAGTTTCTAGGAGACGCGGATAGCGATGACTACAAGTTGTTCATGCAAGTAAAGTCCAACAAACTTTATAAGCCCTTGGTTGACCACTTACCAAACTCAAACTTCGCCCTGGCACTCATGGTGGAAGGATTGAATGCGGTAAAGGCACGCCAAGAACAGAAGTCGAAACCCGCCCCCAAGCCAAAAGCACCCGTGGCATCCACGGAAGCAGGAGCGGCTAGGGCAAAGACTCCACAAGCGGCAAAGCTGAAGGCTGTGGAGGCGGCGTATAAAAAGTACGAAGAATCCGGATCAACGGCGGACTATCAATCTTATCTAAAACTTAAAAGGAATTAATAAAAAATGGCATCTACAAAAACATATTCAGTAGCCGGAAATCGTGAGGATCTCAGCGATATCGTCACCTTGTTAGAACCGGAATCAACGCCCTTGGTATCAATGGCTAAAAAAGGTAACGCAACAGGCACATTCTTTGAATGGCAATGTGATGATTTAAGTACCGCCGCATTTGCCGGAGTACTTGAAGGCGAAGACGCATCATCCTTTGATGACAAAGCCGCTAACCGTGCAAAGCTTGGTAACTATGTACAAAAGCTTCGCAGAACTTACGCAGTTTCCGATCTTCAGGAAATCGTTGATACAGCCGGAGTTGCAAGCGAGTACGCAAATGCCGAAAGCAAAGCTGTTCGCGAACTTAAAAGAGATCTCGAAGCCGCTGTTTGTTCCGCACAAGACCGTGACGCTGATGATGGAACCAATCCATACAAAACTCGCGGTATGCTCAAATGGTTAGGAGTTGGTGGTCAGCCTGCTGATGTACCTGCCGGATTCCAAAATGTCGCTAACGACACAACCGGAACTCAGACAGAGACTACCTTCAACGCAGTACTCCAAGAGCTTTACGAAGCCAACGGAATGCCTGGCGGACAACTCACCTTGATTGCAGGTCCTGCACTTAAACGCGAAATCTCAAACTTCGCTCGCCAGGAAGGTTCTACAACTGCCCTTAATTACCAGGTAACACAATCTGCTGAGAGTAAGAAGATCAGCTTGACTGTAAACTTCTACGAAGGAGATTTTGGTAATGTGGCAATCGTGCCATCCGTGTTCGTTAACAGAACATCCGGATCAGCTACTATCGATGCAGACGCAGGACTCCTTATCGATCCTGAGTATGTAGGTATCCACATGCTTAAAGCTGAGTCTACTTCTGAGCTTGAGAATCGTGGCGGAGGTCGCAGAGGTTTTGCGGATCTCGTAGCCGGACTCGCCTGCTATAGCCCAAAAGCACACGGTTACTTTAACTAATCGGGTTTTTAACGGAGGGGGGTTCGCGATGCGGACCTCCCTCTAACCTATACTAAAAATGGCGGAAATATTCTTACCAAGTTGGAAAAGCGGAAACGGATCGCAATTTATGAAGAACCTCGACCGTTATTTGCGTTACGAGGTAGACCTGGAAAAATCACAGTTAGCTATGCGTGAAGCACAATGCCGTAAGGAGAACCGCGAGATGGGTTCCGCCAAAGCAGATGGACTTGGACAATTAAAAGCATCCATCCCTGCCCGCGATTATTTTCGTTGGCATCAATTTAAGCCAGGATGTTGGGGCGATAAGAGCTTTATCAAAGAGTACCTTCGCGACAACCCATCCTTCAAGGCTGAGTCCTTAACCAAGAAATCCTTTAGCGGACCAAGTTTTAAAGCGGCATGAGACAAGTAGCGGTCAGTACAATGCTCACCAACCTTAAGCACCTGGTGGGCGTGGACTCGTTACTTACGACTGAAGAGAACTCAGCGATCCGTAGTTTCAATCGCTTTGGACGATTGGCATGGGAGCGCACCAAGTGGCCCGATACTATCCGCTTGGAACAGAAGACACCTGATAATCAGGTACGCAATGTATCCGTAGGCACAGGAGGCACAGGCTACACATCCGCCCCAACCGTTAGCTTTAGCGGGGGAGGAGGAAGCGGAGCCACCGCCACCGCGACAATCGATTCCAATGGATCGGTAAACGGAGTGGCGGTCACCGCAGGAGGGACAGGTTACACATCTGCCCCCACGGTATCCTTTTCAGGAGGAGGGGGAAGCGGAGCCGAAGCAGTATCCACGATTATGAATGTAATCGATTTTGGTACGGAAATTGGTGAAGTCCTCCGCATATCCAATAACGATCCCTATGACACCGGGTTTGCGGATGAGGTGGCATTCCGTGTGGAATATGCAAGTAGTGGCTATGGTAAAGTAGTACTTACAAATCGCAGTAGCACGAAGCCTGTGTTCCTGCAATTCCGCGCACCATACACAGACTACACATCTAGCAGTACAGACTTCCCATATATCTTTAGCGAGTATGCGGTATACGGGGCATTCGGGGACTTCTTAAATGCGGACTCGCAGACGGATAAAGCGGGAGTCGCCTTTCAGCAGGCAGAATCACTTTTAACTATGGAGCATGACAAGTTGGAGCGCCAACAGGGTCAGCAGAACTTTATACAATTCGTAACTTACGGAACAACCTACCAAACCAATATTTAATCATGGCTAACGAATACAGAGGATTAGGACTAAACGGAGGGAAGTACATAGCAGACACCTCCGCGCATACAGGAAACTTTTTTTGCATTGTGGCGACTGAGGATACAGTTATCGACAGCATTACGAGTAATGTGGAGAACCTGAGTAACATTACCGCGTCCCAGGACAATACCACACTATCCGCAAACACCGCGATCTACGGAGGCATAACCGGAATCACTCTGAGTAGCGGTGCGGTAATCGCCTATAATGTATAATGGCACTTTCGCTCGATCTTAATGTTGGCACGCCTCGTCCATTTACGACAAGTGGCGTACCCGCGCCTGATGGCGTATTAAGAACCGAGAATGGTAGATTCATTATTACTGAAAACGGAAACTACATAGAGTTTGAACTACCACCTTTTCTAACAACTGAGGCCGATGAGGTCTTACGAACCGAATTAAACGAAGCAATCTTAACCGAATAATATCATGGCTAATCTTAAAATCACTCAACTCTCTGATCTAAGCACCCCGGCGGGTGCCGATATCTTGCCCATCGTGGATGATGTTGCAGGCACCGCAACCACCAAAAAGGTAACCGTCACTAACCTAATGACACTTGCCCCCCAGGGTGACCTAGTCGCAAGCAACAACTTGAGCGATGTATCTAGTGCCGCAACATCCCGCACCAATCTTGGTTTAGGTGATGCGGCTACCAAGACTGTAGGTACAGCCGACACAAATGTAATCGCGGTATCAAGCGGTACAGTTGACCTGGGCGGTAACAAGCTCGAAGACTTTGACGCATCGATCAACGAGCAAACAGGAACTACCTACACGCTTGTGGCGGGAGACAACGGCAAGGTGATTAAGTTCACCAACGGATCAGCAATTACGCTTACCCTACCAAGCGGATTAGGTGAGGGATTCAACTGTACTGTCATACAATACGGAGCGGGGCAAATTACATTCTCCACATCAAGTTCGACACTATATAACCGCCAATCGCACACAAAGACCGCAGGGCAGTACGCAGTAACAGGCTTGATCAGTTGCGTGGCAGATGCCTTTGTTCTAGCAGGCGATACAGCTTCCTAAGTCCGATGACTTTCATACTTCCAAGTTTCGGAGCATCGGCCATATCCGCAGTTCCTGCGAGTGGCGGTGGTAGTGGTGGATGGAGTGGTAACACCTACAGCCTTTCACTAGATGGAACTAACGATTATGTCGAAGTAGCAGACTCAGACGACTTTTCCTTCGGTGATGGTTCTTCAAATTCTGCATTTAGTTACAGCTTTTGGGTTCGTGTCGAAAGATCGTCTACTAATGTATTTCAGCATTTAATTTCAAAAGGTAGTAGCTCTAACTCTGAGTATTTGATCCAAGCTATGCCATCAAATAGCTACGGTTTAAATGCTGACTCAATATACTTTGCCCTATACCCAGGAAGCACTTCAGGGGCAGTAGTAGAGTCTCCCGCTAGTTCCATAAGCCTGAACACTTGGCATCATGTCGTTTGTACAGCAGACGGAACAGGCAATAGATCGGGCATGAAAATCTACATAGATGGAGTTTCGCAAACTTTGACAACAAGTGGATCATCTTCTTTGACGATGATTAACTCCACCGATCCTTTACGCTTTGGTGCTAGAAGTAGCAACACAACGCCAAACAGTTATTTACAAGGAAAGATGGATGAAATTGCTTTGTTCAACAGTGAGTTATCGTCTTCTAATGTAACTTCTATCTATAACAGCGGAGGACCTGATGATCTTGCGACACTTAGTCCTGTCGGATGGTGGCGTATGGGAGATAATGATGGCGGAACAGGCACTACTATCACTGACCAAGGTAGCGGAAGTAATGATGGAACGCTTGGTGGCGGGCCTACTTTTTCAACAACAGTCCCATCTTAAAATATTATGAGCAGAAATTATGTAATCATTGACGCATCGGAAGTAAGTTCCGTTGATTTTAACCAAGTCCTAGAAACCTCGGCAGACACGCTTAGATACAATATTGCGGGTACTAAGACCTTTGTAAAGTTCGAGGGTGACACACCTTCGTTCCTGGCGGGTAAAACGCAATACACGCATTCCGAGATGCTTGAGATTCTAGCAGGCGAGGAGTGGACTGATCCTAACGCCGGACCTTAATGGCAACTGAAGTCGGAGATAATGTACAGGTCAAAGCTAACCTTGCATTTATGGCGAAAGTTATCGCCATTGTTGGCACCTGTGTTTGGGGCTACTCCGTCATTTGGAATAAAATTAACGAACTTGACAATGGTTTGGGGAGAGTCCAACACGAAGGAACTCTGCTTGGGGATTTATCTGCTAGGATGATGCACTTGGAAAAATTCGCAGAGCAAGCTAAAGCGGATCTCGATCATTTGGTGGAGATGCAGGATGCTCCCATCACCTCCGACTATCAGCAGTTCGAGCGCTTAAAGTATATAGAAAAGGAGTTGGACAGGCTTCGCGACAGGGTGGAGGAGTGAGATGGAGATTTCACACTATATGTTTGCGGGAGTTGGCGTTGCCATATCAATCCTCGCATTCTTCATCAAACGCAACAAGTGGGAGATCGATGATATGAAGGAGAGACTCCGCCAAATCGAGATTAGCGATGCCGGACAATCCAAGGATGTGGAGCATCTGACCAAACTCTCAGAAGACCGCAGGCGGGATATACAGAAACTATTTGAAAAACTAGATGCAAAATAATGTTCGAGCTACTTACACTATTTTTGACGGGTGGAGGATCAGCCGCAATGGGGAGCATACTCAAAGGTGTGTTCGGAATGCTCACAGATTCGAGGCAACAGAAGTATGAGATCGAAATGGCAAGAGAGGCTCGGAATAACGAGTTCGCTATTAAATTCCAAGAAAGCCTCAACAGCGGTGATGGCGGTGCTTTTACTCGTGCAACTCGTAGGATGCTCGCGCTCATTGGTATGGCAACAATCTCATTCGTCACATGCATCACAGCAATTTTCCCATCAGTCCCACTCCTCAGTACAACAAACATTACAGGGGAAGGGAAAACAGAAATACTTTTCGGACTCCTCAGTTTTCCGGCAGAGCAAACCAATTTGGTCGTCACAACAGGACACCTCTGCCTCTTCCAAACATCAGTCGTGTTGCCGATGATCGTGGGGTTCTACTTCACACCGGGAGGGCGTAGGTGATGATTGATCGCGTATCAGTCGCAGGTATGAGCGGAACCGCCGCAACCTTTGGATTATCCACGATAGATACATTCCTGGGGATTGCAGTAGGCGCAGTCACGCTAGTGTACATGAGTATAAAACTCTATCAGGAGATTAAGAAGTAATGGCTAGGTACAAACCAATGGGCAGAATGGACGATCCTATCCTCACCGATGGAGATCGTGGATTCCGTGGTATTGATAGTTACCTGGAGCCTACCACACTACAGGGGGGTACTGTTGAGGCATCAGAGAATATGCGACTAGACGGGGATATCGCATCTGTCCGCAAGGGTATTGAGTTTAAGGCAGGAGCAGTCACACTTACTTATGCCGGGGATGAGCAGGTATTTGCATCCACCTTATTTTCCGATCCTGTCACAGGGACAGAATTTATCGCCTGTGCCACAAAGGATAAAGTCATCCTATGGAATGATCAGAATAACAGCGGTATAGATATCGCGTACCCTGGCGGACAGACGGTAGCAAGCGGAGATAATGCGAGCTTCGTTCAGGCAATGGAGAAGCTTATCCTTTTCCGCGGAACCGGTAAAGATCCGCTAGAATGGGATGGCGATTATACCACCCCCACAGCCTTTACGCTCAAGAATAATGCATCCCCCACAGCAGGCAGAGTGGAATGTCCTAGCACAAACTTTGGCACCTTCTTTGCAAACCGCTTGATCGTACCACAGCCAAGCGATTCGCAGTACACCGTGATCATGTCCGACCTTTTGGATACGGATAACTTCTACCCCGCAGAATCGCAGTTCAGGATCAATCGTGGAACTGCAGATCGCTTGGTAGGATTTACTCCATACCTGGAGAATCAGTTACTCGTATTTTTCCGCAACTCGATCCACATGATTAACAATGTGGCAATATCATCTGCGGCAGGAGTCTTTGAGATTACCCGCCAACGGGGATGCGTGGCACGCAAGAGTATAGCCGCGAGTGGTCCGCAGATATACTTCCTATCCGATGATGGTGTATTTACCCTGCAACAAGGCTTAGACCCCGCCAAAGGACTAGGAGTTGCAATCTCGAAGGTAAGCGGAGAAGCAATCCCGCTATCCCGCCCGATACAGGATCAGTTTAAAGAAGTAAACTTCGCCTCTGCGGACAAAGCGTGTGGTATTGTATTTGATAATAAGTATTACCTCGCAGTCCCCACAGGTTCATCCACCGATAATAATAAAATCTTAGTATATGATATCCTTAATACAGCATGGACTTCAGTAGATTCCTTCCCCGCAGGATTTGTAATAGATGATTTCGTCACCGTATTACATGGTAGCGATCCCACCAAGCGCAGACTCTTTGCAGTCAACGACAAGGGATGGCATTTAATCGAGGAAGGCACCACCGATATCACGGGAACGGTAGGGAGCGCAAGCACCACCTCCACCGCGATAAGTGCCAGGCTGAAGACCCGCTCCTTCACATTCGGAAATATCGATGTAAAGAGTTGGAAGAGGGGGCAGTTGGGATGCGAAGTGAGCAACGGGGATCAGTTCACGATCAAGGTCAATACAATAGACCCGGATCGGACGAACACGGTACACACCGAGAATGCGACAACGAGCGAGGAGAAACTGATTCGCTTTGGCAGTGGACGCGCGAGAGGTTACGCCGCGAGCGTAGAAGTAGATGTAACAGCCGGGCGGCCTAGCTTTCGCCATGTATCGCTAGAAGCGATAGCGGGCGGAGCGAATGCGAGGAGGGAGATTGCATAGTGGCAGTCACCGCCACAGTTACCCGTGGTTTTACCTTCGCCACAGGCGTGGAGGCCGATGCCTCGTCTCTTAATCAATTGGGCGAGCCCACCGTCACCGTAGACTCCATCTCCGCCACCTCCGTTACCCTGGAGAATTTCACCGTAAGCACACTACCCGCAAATGGAACAACGGGCAGGATGATATATGTCAGCGATGGCGATGGTGGCAACCCGTGCCTTGCCGTGGATAACGGCACGAATTGGTTGCGCGTAAACCTCGGAAGTGCGGTGAGCGCCACCGATGCAGACGAATACCTAATGGCAGAATAGAATGAGCAACATCCCTAAAGTAATAAAAATAAATGACCCCAAGACTCTTCAGCTAGTGTCGAAATTAGCGGAAGAGGATAACGACAATATGAAGATGCCTACCCATGCGGTAGTTAAAGGAGACGACATCGTGGGAGGTTGGAACTTATGCGAAGTACCAATGGTCCTGCTATGGCACCACTCCAAGAAAGTCGGAGCAAAAGATTCTTTAATACTAAATCAAATACAGGAAAGCATGTTATCCGAGAAAGGTGTGAACCAAGCGTTTATCGCGTGTAATTCACACAGCCCATATCACAATCATATGAAGCACTTCGGATTTGAACCTGTTTGGCCTACTAATATTTTCTACAAAAACTTACCAAAAATCTAGGAGACACTAATTATGTGCGGATCAAGTCAATCTTACAACTTCCCTGAACAACCAAGCTACGGCGAGGGCATGGCAGATGCTCTCAAAGCACAGGTCGAGCTACTTACAGGTACAGGAGATTTTGCTGAGATAGCTCCTGGCGGATTAGAAGGACTTCTCCCGCTCGAAGAGAACATCCGTAAGAAGACCGCACAAACGGATACGGATATTCTGCGACAGACGCTGTTGGGTAGAGAGCAAAAGGAAACAACAGGCACTTATGATAGCGAAGGTAGATTAGTTGTTGGCTATTCTGATCCAACAACAGGCGAACCTCAGAAAGGAAAATACACCGCAAAAGTTACTTCTTATTCGGAAAAAGTAGGAAAGAAAAGTTACCCTAGGACAAAGGTTGAGCTTATTGATACAGATACAGGCAAGGCAGTAGCAACCGCAAATCCAACAACCTACACAAGTAGTAGGAAAGGCGGAGGTGACACAAAGACAGTAGAATATGATAAAGTAAGTCATGATTCTTTTAAGGATTTTATCTCCGAGTCAGAATTTGAAAGACTGATTGAAGGGGCGAAGTCAGGTAATGTAAGTGCAATGGATTTTATGGGAGTAGGACAAGAAACTCCCGATGGTGGTAAACCTCAACCTATTTACGCAAAAGATCCAAACGGAAACACAATCGTAGACACATCAAAAGCGGGACAGACGGAAACAATACCCGCCTCATTCTCAGGGGACGGAATGATTAATCTGCTCGGCGACAGTCGTAATGTGCAAGGGGAAGTAGGGGATTTTGAGTCTTATGTACAGAATAACGGAGATGTAAAGGCGGCATTTGAGCGTGCAAAACAGGGTGGGGACTCAAGAACAATTGAGGAATTTGGTCGTGACCACTATAATAAAGACGGTCGTTCAGAAGGTAGAGAATTACCTACAATGTTTGGGGTTACTGATCGTAAGGCAGGCTTTGATGCAGATGGAAACTTCCTTGGACTCTCCGCCCTTGCAGAGGATATACAGCGAGGTAACTTATCTCGCCAACGCGAGGCAGACCTGGCGGATGTTGAGCGCTTATCTGATCGCTATCAGGATGTAATGGCGGATTACAAACCCGCCGCAACTAGCGGATTGGATGGAGCAAGAGAGTTACTCGAAGAGCAGAAGGAAGCAATGACTACAGGTGGTGGTGCCATTACAAAACCCACAGGCAGTACCTTTGCAAGCGGACTTGAGGGACAAACCATGACCGCCGCACAGGTAGGACAAGGTCCCACGCTAGATGCAAGCACTTCCTACACTCCCTCCGCAGATGTATCGGGAGGAACATTTGATGCAGGCACATCCTACACCGCATCTCAGGTAGCCGATCCATTGCGTCTTCAAGCCGCCACTTCCTTTGATCCATCGGCAAGCGTGGAAGGGCAATCTTACACCGCCGCCCAAGCGGGTGACCCAATGGCACTCACAGCGGCTACTTCCTACGATCCATCCGCGAGCGTGACAGGACGAGGATATACCGCCACCGCAGGAGTGGAGGGTGGTAATATCGGTGCAGATACACTTCGTGCCGCACTACTTGCAGATGCAGAGACTGCACTAGGGCAGGGATTGACTGAGCGCGAGCAGGCACAGATTGCAAATTCTGCCCGTGCAAGACAGACCCTCATGGGTAGGACATTTGATCAGTCAGGAGCAATACAGGAGGCCCAGGCGCTTGTAGCAGAAGATAATAACCGCCGGATGCAAAATCGTGGATTTGCACAATCTGCACTTGGACAGGAAGCTGATATTCAGCGAGATGATTTAGGCCGTGGGTTACAGGCACAGCTTCAGAACCAAGCCGCTCTTAATCAAGCCGCACAATTCGGAGCATCACAGGATATGCAGGCACAGCTTGCGAATCAAGCGGCACGAAACCAAGCTCTTCAACAGGGGGTCACCGCAGGGTTATCGCAGGAAGCACTTGCGGCACAGCAAAGACAAGCGGCTCAATTATCCAATCAAGCCGCCGCCAACCGAGCCGCAGAGTTTGGTGCATCAACAGCAATGGATGCGCAAAGGCTCAATCAAGTCGCAACCAATCAAGCACTTAGTCAAGGTCTGCAAGCAGGACTCTCACAGGAGGCTCTCGCCGCACAACAGGCACAAGCAAAAGCGATGGCAGATGCAAGTGCCGCAAATCAAGCTTCTCAGTTTGGCGTATCTGCGGGATTACAGCAGGAGGCTACCGCAAACCAAGCAGGACTACAGGCACAACTTGCAAATCAGGCCGCCACAAATCAGGCAAGAGCCGCAGGAATGGAAGCAGGATTATCTCAGGATGCACAACAAGCACAACTTGACCAAGCGAGCAATCTTGCACAGGCAGAACTTACGCAACAAGCTAACGCATTTGGTGCGCAATCCGCACAGCAAGCCGCAATTGCAAACCAAGCACAACAGCAACAGGCTAAACAGTTTGGCGTTGGTGCCGAAATGGATGCGGAGCGTCTGAACGAAACACTCCGTCAGCAGGGATTAGGTAATTACATCAATGCCGTGGGTAACCTCGCACGGATGGAAGATCAGTATATGCTCGATCCGTTCCAAGCATTACTTGGACGGGGTGGAGGAGGAAGCCTGCAATCCGGGCAGTCCGTATTCGGACAGGCGGGCTACGGGCTAAACTCAGGACCGCAATACCTCAACCCGGAAGCGGGGTTAGGATACATTTCACAGAATGCGGCTAATCAGGCAAATATGTATGCCGCAAATGTAGCAGGTGATGCGACAAAAACTGCGGGTATATTTGGCGGACTAGGCTCAATAGGTGGAGGGATTGCAACCGGATTAATGCTCTGTTGGGTAGCACGCGAAGTGTATGGTCCCACAAATCCGGCATGGATGCAGTTCCGCGAGTGGATGTTCACCGAATCTCCGCAATGGTTCTTTGAGCTTTACCGCAAATATGGCGAGCGCTTTGCATCGTGGATAAGCGACAAACCTCGCCTCAAAGCAATTATCCGCAAGTGGATGGACTCTAAAATAGGAGACAAATAATCATGGCAAGACGACCATACTTTTCAGGTAACTACGGATCCGCGCTCGGCTCAACCGCCAATGCCGCCAACCTCATCGCAAGGGCAGGGGCCACGCAAGGGCAAATGTACGCAAACATGGGCCAACAGATAGGAGGCATGATTCAGCAGTACGGTCTTAATAAGGAGAAGCGGGATAAAGCAGAAGCCGCCTTTCAAGCTGATGCAGGCAGACTAATGAAAGATAGTCCTCAGAAGTTTGTATCAATGCAATCCGATCCTGTAATAGGTAAAGCCCTAAAAAGGATACAAGAAGGTAAAGGAACTCAAGCCGATTTTGATAAGTATAATGCTTTTCGTGCGGCAGACAAAGAAGCAATAATTGAAAAATTAAAACTCGATAATGCTAGAACACAACAAGAAATGCTTAAAGTACAAGCAAGGGTTGAAGAGAAACTTGCTGATCCTAGGGTAAAAAAAGCAATAGCTGATGCAACAACGGCACAAGTTCAAGCGGACTATGCACCGGATCAGCAAACCTCTACGCTTGCGGCAAGAGGTGCAAGTACTGACGCTACTATACAGAGGACTAAACAGAGCGAAGAGTCTTTTCCTTTAGAGATGGAGAATCTTCGTAGTCAAATTAGATCAAGGAATATTTTTTCAGGTAAAGCCTTAATGGATGCAGTGGGTATACAAGGTAATGCACCCGCTGACTTAGAAAAAAGGTTTTCAGACATTGCCACTCAACTAAACAAGATCGATGATAGTAGGATAAAAGTTAAAACATCAGGTTTATTTGGTGGTGAAGAAAAAGAAATAACTTTCAAAGAGTTTAATGAGAATCCTGACAACTATGCACCTGTAACAAGTGATAGGATTAAGGCATTACAAGCAAGTAAGGACCGATTAGTACAGGAGCAAACAGAGGGAATGTTTGATGTGAAAATTCCTGCTTTTGATCCCGAAACAGGCGAATCTATTTTAATAACTTTGCGTCAAAAAATAGAATATGATGAAGCGAGGAGAAAGAAAAAGGAAGAAGAGGAGCAAGCTTTACAACAAGCTAATCAGATAAATGTACGCTCACAACTCCAAGGTGTAAGGAATTAGAATGCTCGATCCTACTAGGGAATACATATTTGGACAGCAAGAAGAGATTGCTGTACTTGACCCAAATAAGGAATACAATTTTGGAAGCGATCCACAGGAATTATATCGCGAATCGCCTGCAACTTTTGGGGAAAGTGCGATTAGTATAGGACTTGAGGTTATTCCCGCCATACTAGGAGGTATTACGCTCGGCCCAAAAGGTGCTATAGGAGGTTCTGCGGCAGGAAATTACTTTTCACAAAAGTATCGAATTGCACGCGGATTACAGGATAAGGTTGGGCTTGGTGAGCTTGGTGCCGCAACTGCATTAGGTGCTGTACCTGTTGGTAAGTTTGCTAATGTAGGAACAGCGGGCAAAACAGCAATTCGTGCAGGCCAAGGTGCAGGGTTAGCCACAGCAGAACTTACTGCTCGTACTATGATTGACGAGGACCGCGCACCAACGCGCGATGAGATTGCAACCACGCTTTTATTTGGTGGCGTATTCGGTGGTACGCTTGGTGCCGCAGAAGCGAAGTGGATGAGCGACAATATAGGCACAGAGGTCAGCGAAGGCATGACCCGCACAGATGCGGTTAAAGCAATCGGTAAAGATATCAAAGATGCAAACGGAGTTAATAACGCAAAAGTTGGTAGTCCAATTCTTGAGAAAATAGATACCGAAGGATTATCAAATATTAAAGATCCTGAAGAAGTAGCTGATAAATTATTACTAGCTACTGAAGTAAAACTTTTAGATGAGGTGGATACCGCTCTAGGCAACTTAGCCAAAAGACCACCACTTGAGGAGGGGACTAAATCATTTGACACGCCTACGATGGAGCGTGGTGCATTAGAGTCATTCTCTCAGTCATCCTTTTCCACTCCAAGCGGTAGGCAGGGAATCTTGGGTGGTGAGCCTGTGATGGAAGATGCGGTAAGTCAGATGGCAAATATACAAAAGACGCTTGATGACGAAATCGCACAGCAAAATGAAATATTTAAACCTATCCTTCGCCAAAACGAAATAGGCGCGCAGAAGCAAACCGAGCTTGGTATACAGCGACTAGGAGACACAGATGAGATTGCTCGAATAAAAGAGCGATTGTCTATACTCGATCACAGGCCAGGTAAGAAAAAGGGATCAAAGAAAGAACGCGCTCGTTTAAACGCAGACTTAAGGAGAATCTACAAGCGTAACGGTATGAACCTCTTGGATCTTCAGGATGATATGCGTAGAGCGCAAATGAGTCCAACTGAGCCTGCTGTTGGTATGCGTGACCGCCCGATGAAGCAAGCCGATCCCATGACTAAAGAGGATAGGATGGCAGAGGAGTTTCTAGGGAAAGGTTACGAAAAGTATTTTTCAACAGCATTTACCGCAGGGACAGGTGCGGTTGGGGTTGCATCTATGTTTACTGAGGATGAAGAGAATGAGATGAAACAGGCAGGATTTCATCCACTAATGTTTGCAGTCTTAGCCGCCGCAGGATTCGGTCCCAAAGCATTTCGTAAATTCAAAAAGACTCCTACCTACAAGAAGACGCAAGCCCAGGTAAAAGCAGACCCGGTAAAAACTGCACCTGATAGCATAAAAGCTGAGAAGATAAACGAGGGGACTGCGGATAATCCGTTTATACCGCCAAGTCGTGCAAGTCAGGCAATGAGGTATGCAAAGGAGTTTGTAAGCGATGCATTAGTTCCTCTTTCCCGTAAGCTTAAAAATATAAGTCCTCAAATAAACGCTATATTTAGACAGCATGAGGGTACAATAAATAAAACGACTCGCGAATACTTAGATCGTACCGCACCTTTCATTACCTCAATGACAAAGCGTCTCAAGGGTAATGAGAAAAAACAAAGAGAGTTTAAACTGCATCTCCTGAATGGAGACATGGCTAAGATCCGAGTCATGCTTGATGACCTAAAAGTATCCGATCAAGTGGGGAAGGAGTTTACGGAAATGCAAAAAGCATTTAACGATATCCGTAATTACGCCAGGCAGGAGGGTGGTATCGATGTAGGATACCAAGAAGGTTACTTCCCACGCCTTATCAAGGACTATAAATCTTTCAGGTCAGCACTAGCAGGAGACGATTCAAATGCTGTCACAAAAGCACTAGAGGAATACGCACAGAAAGAAGGTTTAGATAGTGTAGAATCTATACCTGAAGGAGTTGCCGCAGAAATAACAAGCAGAACATTGCGTGGATTCCCCGTACAACCTGGAGCATCATTGCCCGGTAACCTCAAAGAGCGTAAGATTGGATTTATCAGGGATGAGCGAATGATTGATGGATACGCAGATCCCGCAGATGCGTTAAAGAATTATGTCGAGCGTACCGTGCAGGCAGTAGAGAGACGCAAATTCCTTTACCGTAATCCCAACGCCAAAGGCGAAGAGGTAGGATTTGAGGGTAGCAAGGATAGACAGGGTGCGGATCTCGGCATGGATATGGAAGTGGATGACACGCTTGCCGGACAAGTAGCGCAAAGACTTCTCAAGGATAGAAATGATTTAAGTTCCGAAGATGTAGAGAAATTAAAGGAGATTATACAGGCTCGCTTTAGCGGTAGGACCGTTGATCCATTTATTCAAGGAGTGAAGAATTTAAACTACATCCAAGTAATGGGTAACTTTGGTTCCGCAATCACTCAGCTTGGCGACCTGGCGTACAGTATTTATTTCAACGGGTTTGATAATACCTTTAAGTCTTTGTTCAATCAGAAGGAGAACTTTGATTTCGTAAAATACTTTAATTTAAAGGATCATAATATTGATGCCGCAACAAGCACAGGTGGATTATCAAGTGCGTTGGATAAAGTGTTTACGGTCACCGGACTAAAGAAATTAGATCAGCTTGCAAAGAATACCACCATGAACGCCTCATGGAAAAAGTACAAAGCCCAGGCAATGAAGAACTCGCAGGCATTGCAGGATGATCTTACTCCCGTGTTTGGAAAAGAGAGAGCAGGGCGGATGGTAAAGGAGTTGCGTGAGAGTAATCCCGCATCAGGCGAGCTACCCAAGGGCGTTGAAGAATTAATTTGGTACAAGTTTTTGGACCTAAATCCTGCCACACTTGGAGAGATGCCTAAGTTCTACAATCAAAGCGGTAATGCCCGTATCATGTACATGCTTAAAAGTTTTACCGTAAAACAATTTGATGTATTCCGGGAAGCCGCACAAAAGGACATTGATCGAGCAAACGAGTTGATGAAAAAAGGCAACACAAGGGGAGCCGCAAAAGCCGCCGCTGAAGCAATATCTAAAATCATGGGACTTGGTTTAGTATTTGGAGCCGCCAATGCGAGTACCGATATGATTAAGGATACGCTTTACGGCAGACCCATAAAGCGTGAAGAGTTATTCGAGGATAATCTTTGGAGACTAGCGGGTATCAACCGTTACATCGTAAACAAAGCAAGACGCGAGGGGCCTGCAAAAGCCACTCTTGAAATGCTCTTACCACCTACCGCAATCTTCGACAGAGGATGGCAGGATATCAGCGCTATAGTGGGCGATGGGGAGTATAAGGGAGCAATGCTCCAGGGGACTCCGCTCGATATGGTATATTGGAAATATCTCGGAGGGCTTGACAAAATCCAAGACAGCAAGTAGCGTCTTAGCACAAGGTATATCATAGTACCTTTTCTTTCTATATTAGGACCGTCTTTTAACCGAGGCGGTTCTTTTTTTTAAAAAAATCAGAAAAGATGTTGACATCAAATTAATCTATTGTTTTTACTGCTCCAACGCTTCATGTGATTAGGAGCATGTGACATAAACTTTTCTGTCAACTTACTCTTAATCAATTGGTTCGGGGTTCGAGTCCCCGGCCCGGTACCAAGTAGCATTGGTCGTGAATGCGTAACTTAATACGCAATAACCATATATTAAAAAAAATCACGCCATGTATACTTTACAAGAATCCGAAGATTTTGCACAATCCGGCACCCCTATGATATCTCAAACCGGATTTATTCGCTTTGAAGGTGTACGGAAACAATTGCCCATTTCGGAACTCTTTCAGACTTACATAACGCAAACGCTAGTCGCAAAGCGACAAGCGAATGAGCGCACCAAGCGCAACAATGTTCTGCGCATGGAGCAGATCCTAAAGCATTACGGAATCGATCCTGCGGATTCAGACATATCCGCATTTGCTAGTGTAACGGGAGCGGGGATTCCGATCTGCGATGATTGGGTAGCTCGTCGCGGGAGTAACGAGATGCGTCAGGCGAGAAGTATTTTCAGTAAGGCGTGGATCAAGAGGTATAAGCAGTTAGATATTAATACTAAATGGTTCAATAATTGGATCGCGTTGAGTTTGGAGGGCGTGCAGGTCACGCCATTTGATGCGAACCGTAAGGAGTTGGACAAGATCCGAGAGGCGTGCGAAGCGCTGAAGGAGTCTGACCCTCACATGTATTTGATGTACGCATTAGCGTACGGATTAGGTCTTCGGAGTAGTGAAATCCAACGGGCAAGGTTTGATGATCTGCACGAAGACTTCGATGGAAACAAACTGATAAGGATACATAGTCCCAAAAGCGGTGGTGAATACCAGGATCGTCCCTGCGATCCATCGTGGTGGGAACTTATCAACTCCTATAAAACATCGAACGATGCTTTAATCGTTAAGTGTCAGGAGGACCGCATCACGCGCGAGTTTCCATCTTTTCTGAGGCGGAGGTGCGGGGTGGTGGATGATCGCCCCGTACACCGTCTGCGGAAATACTGCGGTCACCGGGTGATGAGGAATAATGGGAATAATGCTTTTGTGGCGAGTAAAGCGCTCGGTCACTCAAGCGTGGAAATTACTTCCCGTGTGTATGTTGGAATGCCTACGATCCAACGGAGCTTTTAGTAGGACTTAAAATTTCTTGCCCAAGAAACAATGCGTTATAAAACCACAGGAAAAATAACTACAGATGACTACAATACATACCACATCGGTAATGGACGGTCTTCGCTTGGAGCATGAAGGCGGGAACGAAATTACGATAACAGCAGAAACGCCCACAAAGGTGGGCATAGATGTTCTGATTAAAGAACTACTTACTTTTTTACCATCTTCAGGTGGAGAGGTAGCGGGAGAGAATGTTCTTCTGCCCCTTCATCAAGCGCCTTACAGGCGGCCTGAAGTAATAGATCAAATACCTGGGCCTGCATAAGCCCGGTGCTATCACTAACTGCTTTAACTTTGTCTCTGACTGAAGGTGAAAGCCTCAGAGATACAGGCTTTGTGAGTATTTGTCGTCCCATGTGGACAATAAAAACAGATAACTACACGCAAATACAACAAAAAAATAACAAATAATATAAAAATAATAATGGGATTCTTAGATAACATACAAGATGTTCCGCAAAGCTCTTCGAGCGGAGGCGGTAATTATATGAAATTAACGCAAGGTGCGAATCAGTTTCGCATAGTTGGATCTTCCGATGATGGTGGAGTAATTCAGGGTATGCTAGGTTGGGCGAACTCCGCTGATGGTGGAAGAAGACCACATCGTTGGAAGATTGGCGAGGATGCTCCGATGAGTTTTGAGGAAAAGCCAAAGCAGTTCTTAGCGATGCTCGTATATAACTATGACGAGGAGCGTATTCAGATACTAGAGTTGACTCAGGCGAAATTACGCCAGGAGTTAATCACGCTTGCGAAGGATGAGGATTGGGGAGATCCACGCAAGTATGACTTGAAGATTGTCCGCAATGGTGAAGGTTTGGAAACATCCTATGCGATGACCCCATCCCCGCATAAGAAGCGTAGCGATGAGATCAATGCGGCGGTAAAGGCGATGAAGATAAACCTCGAAGCTTTGTTCACCGGGGATGATCCATTTGCGGAGCCTACTCCTGAAGATAAGGCAAAAGAGGAGGATCCATTCTGATGGCGATTGGCGACATAAAAAAGATAGTGGCTGATTTCATGGGGACCACGGTGGATGAGATCAACTCCCGTAATCGTTTTAAGAATGTGGCGTTAGCTCGTCAGATTGCGATGTTCTACTCGTATCTGTTGGGCAATACCCAGGAGGAAGTGGCTGAGAAGTTTGACCGAGTCCACACCAATGTGACACATGCGGTGAAGAAGGTTAAGCAATGGCGTGAGTGCGACCATGAGATTCGTGCAATGCTTGAAGGCATCGAAGGCGAGTATCCTCAACTGAAAGGATTGTCATGCTAAAGGATGGTATCACTAACGCAGAGTACCACGGGTCGGGCGAGTTATCTCGCTCGACTGCGTGGAGTCTCTTACAAACCTGCCCCGCAAAGGTGAGGTATGACATGAATCATCCAAAACCAAGCAGTCCTGCCCTGGTGATAGGGAGTGGATTTCATACTGCCACCCTTGAGCCTGAGAAATTGGATGATGAGTTTGCGGTCAAACCAAGTGAGATTGACGGGCAGGGTCCGAGAACCAAGCACTACAAGGAAGCGTTTGAACTTATGCAAAAGAGTGAACCGGATAAGCAATGGCTCGCTCCTGCGGATTACGATCTGATTCTCGAAATGGCGGGAAGTGCATTGGATAATCCTGTTCTTCGGCACTACATGGCGGACATTAATAAGGTAGTGGAAGGCACGGGATACTTTGAGATGGAAGGTGCCAAGTGCAAGGTAAGACCTGACTTGTATGTCCCCGGCGCGGGTGTGGTGATTGATTTAAAAAGCACACAGGATGCATCCAATAGAGGATTCACCAAGAGTGTGCGTCAGTTTGGGTACTTATTTCAGGCATGTTGGTACATGCACGCCTTGCGATTGCTCGGAGAAAAGCCCAAGCAGTTCGTATTCATTGCGGTTGAGAAGACAGCGCCGTATGCTACAGCGGCATACACCATCAAGGAGAGCGATATTAACAAGCAATTCTCTAACATGGAAAGAGCGTGCCAATTGTGGGCCGCCTGCCAATCAAGTGGCATATGGCCTGGGTATAGCGACATGGTGGAAACCTTGGATCTTGGTTCGCAGATTACGAATAACCGTCTAAACATTTCGCAATTGGCGGATAAGTTTGGGGTCAGTCGTACCTATGTTTACCGGATTATCGAGGAGCATGAGCTACACAGCGTCACCGTGGGCAATAGGCGGACGATTGACATTACCGATTTTGCCAATGCGGTGAGACGCGACTCGGAGGGAAAGGCGGCATGAACTACTTGGACAACACAAAACAGGCACTAGCTTTAGCGAGTGATAAATTAGCCAAAGCTGATCTATTCGGTGCGGTAACGGTTATGCAAGCGGCCCTCGAACAAGTGGTCGCCCATTTGCGGAAAGAGGATCTTAATAATGTGAGCGATCCTGATCTCATCCTGCACTTCGAGGAAGATTGCGGAGACGAGGAGGAGGAAGCATGAAGCTTACGATTGGCATAGATCCCGGCAAGAGTGGTGGATACGCCATTGCATGGGGAGGACAGCACAAGATTGCTCTGCATACCCTTGATGAAGACTTCGAGTTTGTGGAACATATGCAGGACCTGAAAGATCATCCTGATGTGACAAGCATTGAGGCTGTGGTGGAGCATGTTCCTCCCTTTGCGGGGAAGATGATTCCATCGAGTACTAGCTTTAAGCTTGGTAAATCATGCGGATTCTTGGAAGGCGTACTCAGGGCATTGGAGATTCCGTTTGTCCTGGTGCGTCCCCAGGAATGGCAAAAGGGATTAAGTGGACTAAGTGGACTAACCTCAAACAAGCGTAAGAAAGCGCTCATGAACCACGCCAAGCAGTTCTTTCCGTCAACTAAGGGACTAACACTAAAAACAGCAGATGCCATTCTAATTCTGAGGCATCATATGTTAAACAAATGAGTGTCATGGATGGGATAAAATTAGCACTCAAATTACTCGCCCAAGGCATGTTATTTGCCATATGTGGGATCGTATTTTTCACAATTATCATAGGACTTGTTTGCACAATTTTAGGATTATAATGACAGACGAAATACAGAAAAAGACAGAACTGCGCATCAAGGTTCCTCAATGGATAAGTGATCTTTTGAAAGAGCATTGTGATCTTTATGGAGTTACCGCAGTTTCCACCATTACTCCACTCCTGGTGGAGTATCTGCGGCATCCCTCGCGCGTGCGCGACAATTGTTCCAATTGTTTTAATATTAGATATAGCGAAAAATCCGCGGTTAGTGGAAAAAAGAAATCAAAAACGAGGGCATCAAAGATCCCCTCTAATTTTGCCCCTCCCAAAGATATTGCTGAGAAGGAAGGACTCGATCATGAGAAAGCGGTTTCCATCTTCGTGGATTGGGCAAAAGGTAAGGGACATACCCAGGCTGATTGGATTGCCACATATCGCAATGCGTGCAGGAGATGGATCAAGGAGAAGATGCCACAGGCAAATAACGACCCCATTCTCAAGGAGGTCACAATTCCTGAGTACGAGGACGAGGAAGAGTTTTGATGGATTTCTTGGTATCAGAACAAGCGGTCCTAGCCGCATGTCTCCGGGATGACACAAATCTCTCCACCGCCACCGCAGTTGAGCGCTTAACGGAGAATGACTTCTCCTCGCCCGCGCACCAAGCGATATTCCGTTTGATCGCAGAGCGATCCGAGTTAAACGAGGTGGATGTGGCAATTGAGCTACCTGAGTATTCCTCGGAAGCTCTTGAACTCGCAGAGAAGTATGGCGGAGGACAGGTGGAGAGATATGTGGATCAATTGGTGGAGTCGAGGAACAGACGCGAGGTGGAACGGGCAATCATGGTATCCTCGGATATGCTCAAACAGAATAAACAATCAGATGAGATTGCCTCGGAGTTTAACCTCAGGGTAGCCAAAGCATTAGCATCAGGCAAGGGACAGGTAAAAGTGGGACCCGCCACCAAGGAAGCACATTCTGAGTTTCTTTCCATCGATGCGGGAGAATCATCCGCAGTAAGCACAGGATTCAAACGATTGGATTTTTGTCTGAGCGGAGGATTCCAACCGGGTAAGCTTTATGTCCTAGCCGCGAGACCTGGAGTGGGGAAGTCAGGACTCGCATTGCATTTCTCTCATGAGATTGCGAAGAGGGGATACCGTGCAAGCTACGCATCCCTGGAGATGAGTGCCTCGGAATGTGCGGGACGGTTACTCTCCCGCGAGAGCGGGGTTGCCCGTCCACGCATGAAAGGGGATCTTCTCCCCGCCCATCGCAAGAAGCTCGAAGATGCCACAAAGAGAATGCAGGGATGGCCTATCACTTTCAAGGATGACAACAAGGCCACGCTAGACTCGATCCGCGCCTTTCTCGCCCAGGAGCGAGTGAAAGGAGATGTGGGGTTGGCGGTGATTGATTATTTGCAATTGGTCTCCGCTCCTGGATACGAATCCCGCGTGCAGGAGATCACCGCTATTTCTCGTAGCCTCAAGCAGATCAGTATGGAGCTACAGATTCCCGTGCTTGCCCTTTCTCAATTATCAAGACAATGCGAGATCAATAACAGAAAGCCCATGCTCTCCGATCTGAGAGACTCCGGGAGTATCGAGCAGGATGCCGATTGCGTGTTTCTCCTATCCGTGGATGACAAGGTGGATGAGACCAAGGACCGCATCAATTGCCATATCGCCAAAAACCGCGGAGGAGAGACGGATCTCATGGTCACGCTTGGTTTTGAGAAGAGTACGGGCAATTGGACAACATCTCTAGGCCAAAAAGAAGAATCAAAGACTTGGTAGACTACAGATGGACACAGATAGCTCTATTTTGCTCCTGAAGTAGCCTAAAAAGCGTTTTGATCGCTCACGAGGGTAAATACTCATATTGCGAAACAAAACGCTTTTTTGACGGGGTACGGGGTTAAAGAGTTATTTCTCCTTATATTCTTCGACATTCTTAATATTTAAAATTTCTTCCAACTTGTGTGCATCAGGAGAACCTCCACCAACTTCCAATATCCAATCCTGCGTGCCATCGATCTTGGTAAAAGATTCTTCCCAAAACTCCTCAACGAAACCAAGTGAACCTTTCTTGAGGATGTTGAATATCCGAGTGTATGCGCCGTGATACTGATTATCGTACCTCGATGTGCGGTCCTTATGGTTTCTGATCAAGAACTTCATCGCATTCCTCCTTTCAATACCAAAGGTTTCTTTTTAGGCATTCTTCCGATTATGTTTGAGATAAGCGTATCAAGTTTGGCTTGAGTTGCATTCAAATATTCTAGAGCTTTAGCTTTTTCGGAATCGGATTTAGCATTATCGTAAACCTTAGAATAATAATCTCGTAACTCGATATAATATTTTCTGCGGTTTCGAGTGTTTACTGATGGATTAGTTGATCTCTTTGGTAAAATTGGCTTCTCTTCTTCACTCATCGCATTTCTCATTTCATCGTCTTTCTCTTTTGCCTGCGTTTTTTTGATTCAGCAATCTGCTTCCTCAATGAGGGTGATGGCGATTTTGTGGGGTCAATATTCCAACTTTCTGTAATACAACCGAAGCGATCATATCTTCTAACGCCCGTCAGGTTATTATTTTTGTCAAAGCGTTTGATCTTATAAACTTCGAACCTTTGGTCTGATTCGCTTCTTAGCTTTGCACACACATATTCATGGCAGTCATATTGCCAAGTATCAAAAGCAATATGAAAACTTTTTGCTTTTGTTTCCCATGTATCTTTTCTTGAGATAACTCCATTCGCTTGAACTTTTCTCCAACTAACAAAATAAGTTTCAATCTCTCTTGGATCGCGTGCAAGTTCTTCAATTGCTTCGTTAATAGTTATTTCTTTCATTTCAATTTATGCCAAGGTTTTATTGTTAATAGTTCACTCTTCCTTTTTGGTATTTCGATACTTCATCAATTAAGTGAATGGCGTAATCTAAAATGTCTTGTGGATGCAACATTTCCTCGTCACATTGACAATTAGCGCCCTCATGAGACAACGGGATTAATTCGGAATCTTTGAGTAGTTGTATTTGTTGTTTTAAATCTAATAATGATATTCTTATTTCTTTTATTTTCATAGTATTTATTTTTAATTGATTTGTTTTGTCTTTCTCTTTTGCCAAGCTTCAATCACCCTAGGCGCGAACCTCATCGCCAAAAAGACGAGGAGGCCCAAGCACAGGCGCGCAATTGTGTCGGACTCGTTTGGCTTAGTCATGGTTTGCTTGTGTAATGATTTACCCAAGCGATAATATCGTTTTTCTTTGTAGACTTCAGGAAGCATGGGATTGGCTCGTCATCTACATAATCATAATCATCTTTATTTTCTCTTATCCATTTCCTTGCATCTTTCTTTGATCCAAAAAACGCTTCTGTGTTATGGCCTTCATGTGAAATATATTTTACATAGTACAACCTCATCCCTCACCCCCCTCTACTTTGGCGAGGACCTCGCGCACCTTTGCAAGTTCATAGCTAGCGTCATATCCATCCTTGCCATCTATTGTTTCCATACATTCCTCGAATAGCTTGCACATCTCATACATCTCCGGAGCCGCGGCGATCAATCGCGCGTTGGCGTGATGCACTTCTTTAGCAATTGAATTGCCGTCTTTGCACGCAATGTGTCGATTTACATCTTTGTGCGATTGGTATGTGTACCAAGGTCCTGGCGTGAAGGCGTGTTTCTCTTTTGTTAGGTTCATCGCTTTTCTCCTTTCGTTCAAATTCCGTACCAATAAGGTAGCGGCTTAGGTTGTGCTTTAGTTTGTAAGAAACTACTGTAATATTTTATTTCTAGAAGTAGTTCAGCGCACGGTTTGTCTTGGTATTCATTGAATAACTCTACCAATAATTTCTTAATATATTCGTTGCTCATATCTTTAAAACTCCGCTTTCTCTTTTGCTTGATTAAGTAATGCGATAAGGTTCTCAATTTCTCGAACACTAGCGTTTGAAAAAACCTCTGCGAGTGTTTCGCATGTTTGTATCATCTCGCCATCACTTAAATGGCTCAATCCATCGCTATCTGCTATTATTTGCTCAATTTCATCCTTCATAGTATTTTTCTTTCTCTTTTGTTTTATAGGTTAAATGTTAATTGGACTTTCTCGCGCTCCGTAAGCCTCACATGTGCGCGTTTCTCCTTACGCTTAACGCGGATCGTTTCACGATCAGCCGCCTTGCGTTCCCGTGCTTCGCGTTCCTTGCGTGCTTTCTCTCCCATCTCGATCAGTTGACTGACCGCTTCCGCGAATAGGTTTTTGGCGTGTTTCATGCTAGTTTCTCCTTTACCAAATCCGTCTGATTGTTACTTCGCCATTTTCTGAAACCTTAAGTGTGTTAACGATAAGATTTCTATCTAATAATTCCTTGATCGAGATAGGTTTCGATTCATGCATGAATGATTTCTCATCGGGTTCTATGTAGTTTTCCAATAAGGTTTCTTTTGTGTGAATCTCCACAATTCCGGCACCACGAAAATTGCAAAGAAAGTAATCTTTTGATGTATCGAGTTGCATAGTCTTAATTCCTTTCTTTTATTGTTTGTAATAGTTCCCAAGCGCCTACCATGAACCAAGGCGCAAGGATGATTAGTGAAATAATGTAATGTGCTTCCATGTCTTGTGATGTCTCCTTGTGTTAGAATGAGACGCGAACATACTCTCCATTTAATTCAAGCCATTCCTCTTGAATACCTTTGTTGATCAGATGCATGAATCGCTTGGCTAGTGTTGAATAAATCCAAAGATTCGAGTCTTCTTGATCGTTTATCATTTGCTTTAAGTCCTCATTACTCATGGATAAAGCTTTTTGAGTGATTTCATTTAATGGTAATAGTTTCATAGTTTTCTTTCTTTCTATATCCGCTTAATTGCGAATATACTTCCCTCTATAAACTACACATTACTACGATGCAAGCAAATAAAACAAAAATGTGTTTCATACCTTTAATACTATATATGCACGCCCCCCTATTACGCGGATCAGCGGATCATTTCATGATCATAGGATCAGCGCTTAGAGCTAATACATGATGCCCATGATTGACGCAAATCGAGGGAAAAGCGATTGACGCAAAACGACAGAATGTAATGCAGAAAGGAGAATGCGGAATGAATGCGGAACCAACGCAGAGGTAATGCAAAACCAATGCATTTCATCACCCTACCACAAATCTGCTATACTCGTGTAAAGCAAGTTGTAAAGCAACGCACGCAATGCGGAATATCAGCGGATATCCAAGCCATAAATCCGCACGAATCCGCTCAAATACTAGTATTTCTTGTGTCGATCTTGGCGTGCAATTGCGTAAAGTGCTGATAGTCAACGCTATCATGTAGCAGTTGACTTAGAATCAATTGCTTTCGAGCTAACGCGCGTCAACGCGAGCCACGCCACAAGGGGGGGAGGGGGGTCACGCCGCGTCCGCGCTAATTCTGTATTATCATCACCACCCCGCATAATTTTTTCGCCATACGGTTTCCCCGCAACTCGCGCCTCCTGCCATACGGTTTCCCCACCATTCGCGCCCCCTGCGGTACTCGTATGTAGTCTACGGGGTTTTAAAGAGATCCCATGCCTCGCGGTATTTTTCGTGCTTTGCTTTGGAGAGTGGGTTATGAGCGTAGAGGGATATGCGCAGGGCCTGGTTTATTTCGAGGCATGGTATTATGTACCAAGTGGGTATAGCTTCGACATAAGCGGCGAGTATATCGACTTTCGTGCAATCTATGGTCATTTTCTTGGTAGTACCTGATGCGGTGGTGACCATATATCTGCCTTGTCCACCATTTGCTTTATCGAATACTTTATCCTTAGTGCCTTTGATTTGTACTTTGAATACTTTGCCCGCTTGGTTCATGACTAGGCAGTCCTGAGGTAGGTAATCGCCCAGGGGGGTAAATACTTCGAGGTTACGGGATAGGGCTTCCGTGAAGAATGTTTGTTCGTAGAGGGAGCCTTTACGCTTCATCAGTTACTTCGATGACCTTATCCTCGGAGGCTTCCTTGGGGAGGGAATCTGTGGCCTTCTTGGCACCCTTGAGGATTGATCGTACCTTATCCGGGGTCATATCGGAGGCACCTAGTTTGACATTGGCAGAAGCGGTGATGTTTGTGGGTCTGCCGTTAATGGTCATAAGTTTGTCGAAGAGGACTGAGAGGGTATAGGCGAGGTTTTGTGGAGGTATCTGATCGAGTTTTTCGTGGATCAGGTTGAGGTTATCTCCGACTATGGCGGATAGTTTGTTGGATACTGCGTTTAGATATTCCTGCTCGGTCATCTCCAGGCGGTAGCGCAGGAAGTGGCGTGTATAGTCCTGTATATCCTTTTGTTTTTTTGTGGGGTCGTTTGCCTTAGCCTGGAGTTTGCGGGTTTCGGAAGCTGCATTTGCTTTCTTCATGGCTATTTTTGCGGCTGAATCGATGATATCGTTTTTTAGGTCCTTACGGAGCGCTTTCACGGTGGCTTTATTACCCATGATTTATTTTTTTGCACAAAAGGGTTGACAGGTCAATGCATAAACTACAGAAGGTGACACATGGATACTGAACGGGCGGGAAAGATATTGGAGATGCATGGTCTTACGAAGAAGGCATTTGCTGATATGATGGGGGTTAAGCCTAGTACCGCGAGGATGGCGTTCAGTCTGAAGAGGTTTAGCAAGAAGATGGTTGCCAAGTTGGAGGAGTTGGAGGGCGAGTTGGTGGTTGAGCAGGAGTTGGCGGAAGTCGATGAGATGATAGACAAGGCCCAGGAGAAGAGGGTAAGTATTATTGAGGGGATGGTAAGGCAGAGTACGGGGAATGCTATTATTCAGGAGGCTAGGGTATATGGAGTGCCTAAGAATAGGTTTCTGAGGTTAATTGAGTTTGGGGATGGTTCGCATGGTAAGTTTAAGTGCAAGCCCGGTAAGTATTTGAAGTTGGGAGAGAGTGTGCAGGTGAGGCATTTGGATAGGGATATGTGGGAGATTGTTCGTGGGTAATGTTGAACAGAGAGATTTGGTTAAGTGCTTATTTGAGTTACTGCCTGATAGTGAGCGCGGACTTCTTGAGATGAGGTTTTTTCATAACATGTCATACCGCAAGATGGGTCATGAGTTTGGAGTTAGTTGTGAATGTGTCCGCTTTGCGGTTGAGAAGATCCTCAAGGAATGCCGGAGGATTATGAAGTATATTGATTTTGGTAAGACTAAGGGGGAGTTGGTTGCGATACCTGTGATAAATGAGAAATCTTTACTCTTTGATCATGATGAGAAGCAGAGGCTCAAACTCGTTGCGGAGAAGGAGGAGCGGAAGAAGCTGAGAAAGGCTATACCTGGAGTTCCTACACATTTCATTGAGTATTGCTTAAAGCATCACGGCAGTAGTTGGAGATACCGCGTGGAGAATGGCTTATATGTGCATCCTTTTTTCAAGGAGTATTACTATAACAATAAGGAGAAGTTTCTAAAGTGTGGATAGTACCCAAAACATTATCAGCTTTTGTACCGGATACGGAGGGATTGAACTTGGACTTAGAAGAGCGGGCGTGGATGTTAGAGTCGTCTGTAATGTGGAGATCGAAGCCTTCGTCCAAGCAAACCTGGTTGCGAAGATTGAAGAAGGACGAATGGATGACGCGCCTATCTACTCGGATCTTAAAACCTTCCCTGCACGAATCTTTCGAGGAAAAATTCACGGACTCATTGGAGGATATCCCTGTCAGCCCTTCAGTAGCGCAGGGAAGCGAAAAGGAGAAGACGACCCAAGGCACTTATGGCCATACATCCGAAAGCATGTACGGGCAATTAGACCTGTTTGGTGCTTCTTTGAAAATGTCCGAGGCCACACCACGATGGGGCTATGGCGAGTCCTGTCCGATTTGGAGGAAGATGGTTACCGAACGGAGTGGGGATTGTTCTCGGCGGAGGAAACAGGCGCGCCTCACCAACGCATCCGATGCTTCATCCTTGCGAAATTACCCGACACCCGAAGCCCATACAGTAGAGAAGTACAGCTTACAGAAGGACGGGCAGAAGAAGACGCAAAGAAGCAGAAACTTAACAGCAATGGCGATAAACGGGGAATTGAGCAATTGGCCCACACCGCGAGCCGGGAACCCCGGCAGTCGCAAGCCCGGAACGGGGGGCAAGATACTAGCGGAGGAAGCGAAGAAACACGCTGGCCCGCCCGCCCCGGAGAAGAGCAGTACGAGTGGGAAGAACCACGGGTCACCGAAGCTCAATCCGAATTGGGTGGAGCAGTTG